ATGCGCAAGTACAAGGAGAACGAGGTGAACCGCGATATCTTCTTCGAGGAGGAGAAGCAGGCAAAGATTGAGGCGCAGAAGAAGGAGAACGAGGAGCGTAAAAAGAAGGCTCTAGAGGACGCCAAGAAGGATTCCGGTGCTGCTGATGTTCAGGATCTACAAGAAAGTTTTAGTAATGCTGTTCACCCTTCAGAGGGCGCTATTCGTGATGCTTAAATTGCTAGATAGTTAATAAGGATGGGTCCATGTCCCAGTAAAATGATGCGTAGCGACTTTAGTACCTATACAGGTACGAAAGTCCCTGATGAGATTAAAAACTTAGCTATCTCGCATGAACCTATAAACATATTCAGACTTCTAGGATTTTCCAATGAAAATGTTAGTGCTGAAGAGTTTAAGACACGTGTTCAAGAACGATTAAAACTCTTAACTGTGAAGAAAGGTGGTGCTTCAGCAGATGATATTGCTAAAGTTAAAACTTGGTTAGATAATACTATAACACCTGCTAATTTTTCAAATATAACCCAGAAAGATATATCTAAATTTGGTCTAGTAAAACTAAACATTCTTAAAGAAGCAATCGCTGAATTAAAAAAGCAACCTGGTTATGAGAACGTAAAACTTCCAGATCAAGTAACTCAAGAAGAAAAACCTCCTTTGCCAGAATGTGAAAAGGTAAGAGAATGGCTAACAACAAAAGTAGAAGATTTGAAAGCAATTAAAAATAGTGAAATAGAGGATTTTAAAAAGAAAGAAAATTTAACAAAACCTACAATTGATATATGTCTGCAATATTATGAGAAAAAATGGGGTGTTAAATTTGGATATGCTTCAGAAGAATCAGAAGTCAAAGACACTGGAATATGTAAGAAGTTTCTAGAAGAAGCATTGTCATTAGTTGACTACCGTGGAAAGGAAAGATTTGATATGTATGTAAAACTGCTCAAACAGCGTATGTCTAAGGAAACACTGACTCCTAAGAAAGCTCTAAGCGAATCTGAATTTCTTTCTACATGTCCAGAAATTCAAAAGAAAGCCATTAGTAGTTTTGGGTTACCAACAGATGTACTAGGATATATAATCATTCGCGAAAATGTTGATCCATTTAAGTTTGCAGGAGTGGATGATACTGCAGATAAAGGTACGATAGAGAGTAGAATTACAGTGTTACGTGGTCTATTAAAAGACGCTTCTAAAAAAGAAAAAGCACAGACAAAAAATTTCAAATCAACATGTAATAAGGGTCTTGATGAATTTCAAAGCATACTAGATAAAGGTCTACTAGATAATCTTAAAAAATATATCACATCAAAGTCATCCGAAACTAAGTTATATCCAGAAAAGAAAATAGAAGAGGCCGATGAATTCAAATCTTATTGCTTAGATGATGCTTCTGATGCTGAATATTTAAAGAAACTTGGATTTTCAGATGTTCTAATAAAGAACTCAAAAATACTAAACGACCCAATTGATCCTTTTAAGTTATTTAGCGTAGGAACAGACAAGCAAGAAGTTCTAGATCGTATAATACATTTAAGACAAGTTATAGAAACTCCTGATCCTGGTCAAAAATTAAAAAGATATGTGGCATCAAAGAGATCATGTAATGGATTGCTAAATGAAATGCAGGAATTTTATGATATAACTGAAAATGATCATATTTATGAGAATCTGAAAGAGTATATAAATTATAAAATATCAAAGAAGATAACCCTATTTCCGATAAAAGATTACGATGATGATAAATTCAAAGAACTATGTTTTGAAGAAGATACGCCTGAAAAACCATCTAGAATAGAAGAAATACTAGTTTCTACATCGTCTAAAATTCGTAATAAACTTGAAACACGATTTAACAAAACAGAGTTACCAGCACCAGCACCAGCACCAGCACCAGCACCAGCACCAGCACCAGCACCAGCACCAGCACCAGCACCAGCACCAGCATCTAGAGCATCAGCACAAGCACAAGCACGAGCGCTTGCAAGAAAAAGAATAGCAGCACAAGGACAGCCTACTAGTGGAGGCAAACGTAAAACTTATCGCAAACGTAAGGCTATAAAGAAGAAAGCTACTAAATTAACTAGAAAGAAACACAATGGGTAAAACAATTTTTGTGTTCATAACACGAAGTAAAACGCCCGCAATTGAATCTCGTCTTCGAAGTTTAATTGCGAAAGGGATAGACGCTTATGTAATGTGTGATGAACTAGATAGACCAACTAAACGATTTCTAACTATTCCAGATGAAAGAATGGAAGAACTTGGTTGGACTCATCATATGAGTCAAGCAAAGAATCGTATTACTGCATGGGATAAAGCAACATATTTTGGTTATGTGTCCGGTGCAGATTATGTATGGTTCTGTGAAGATGATGTATTTTGGAATACTTCTTCAGTAATTCAAACTGTTCTAAAGACAGATTCAACGAGTGATTTGATATGTGAAAGAATCGCAGAGACATATGAATCTAAGCCAAAATGGGAACATTGGAATAAGGCAGCGCTCTTAACACATGATAAATCAAAGTGGATAGCAACATATAATCAACTTTCTAGGGTTTCTAAAAGAGTTCTACATCAAATGGCATTACTTGCTTCTAAACGCCATAGACTCTTTTTTCATGAGATCATGTTTTCCATAATATGCAAAATACATAACTATCCAATAACATATTTAAGTGATGTTAAACTTCCTATACATATTGTAGTTCGCTGGAATAGACCTTTTACAGAAGACCAAGTTTCAGAAGAAATTAAGATACATAAACACGTTCTGCTTCATCCAGTAAAATTCATACTTTAACAATCAGATAACTCTTCACCTGTTGCTCGTACACGATGAAAGCAGATATCCTTTTTTATAACAGTTATCTGATGTACTTTCAAGTAGTCTCTTAAAAATGTTTCAGAATGAGGACTTTTGCTCTTAGAGTATTCTAGAAGTGCATTAAATCGTGTTCCATATAGATATGCTCCTTTTCTAGAAGCAATTGCAAATCTATCATTTACTCCACCATACGGACGCGTAATATTATTATCAAAACTCCAACTATGAAACTTAGGTACTATAATCATTTTACTATCTACTGCAATATGAGGAATAGAGGTCAAAAATTTTACATCAGGACGCATAAATATGACTCTTGATGGATTCTTAACTTTTGAGAACAATAGTTCCGTAACACGTTTTAAAGAATACATGCCTAGCAAAAAGTTATCTAACGTTTTGTAGTCATTATCCCATGGATCTCCAGATGTTCTATATTCTTTAAAATCTATAGAAACATTTGATTGATCTTCAACAATATGATAATCTGGATTCAGAAGTTTCCATTCATCTTTATCTAATTTTATGTTTACTTCACGAGATCTTACATTCGTATATGGTTCATCGAGTGTATACGTATGTAAGAATACAGTTCTATTGGGAAACTTTTTAAGAACATGTTGAATACTTTCTAAAGTGTACTTCAAACTTCTAGTTAGTCCCCAAAAGCATATATAAACATGGGGATGTTTCTTAACCCTTCTTGTTTTCATTACTTTAATTCAACAGTAATCTTTACTATATTAGTTGTATAGTGATGAACACCCTTAACATTGATATCAACATTACGGAATCCATCCTTGCCAGTATCTTCTGCTAGATCTTCCCATTTTGTCATATTTTTCCATTCAGTCTTTGATTTGCTATCTAGATGAGTTAGTTCGTGAAATCCTTCACCTCGCATAGTCGGTTGAGCAACTTTAATCTTCTTCTTTTCTAGACGATTACGAATCGCGTCGTCTTCTCCTCCCCAACCCCAGAAGTTGTTTGGAAATCCGTTAATTCTCTCAATATCTTTGATAGAAATTGAAAGAACTCCTCCGAGAAATTTAGGATAGTCATATTTCTGAGTCCATGCTTTTCCAATATGAATTGGAATCACAGGAAATGCAGTATAATATGGAACTATTTTATCAAGAGGTAGAAGATCAACATCATGATAAATAACATATTTATGATGACTTTTCTTTGCTACTTGTGCTCCTATGTTTAGAAGAGCTCCACGATTGAATTTCTTACCATCTTGTGATTGTTCGACGATTAGAACATGCCAATCAGGATAATGTGTTTTCATATGTTTAACAAACGCTTCTAATTGTTTAGAACGATGTTGTTCTGCATTATCACGATATGGAACCACAATTGCTGGAGTTCCTTGTTTTAATTTTGTGACGTCATCATGAGATAACCGAACAAACATTGTAGTTATTTCTAAGTAAGATTGAAATTCACACTTTCATCTGTATTCCAATCACGTGTATCTTCTGCTTTCTTTTTAAGAACAAGTATAGTTTTACAAGAAGGACAAATGTCAACTATATGAGAATACGCACGAGTTACATATTTTGAAACGGCAGTAATAGCTTTCATTCTTTTGTCATCTACAATAAGAACGCCACCAACTCGTAACATTTGTAGACAATAGAAAACATCAATTAATGTATAGTCAAATAAATGCCATCCATCAATGAGAGCAACATCTAGATAACCTGGCCCATACTTTTTGTATAGCATTGGAAGAGCATTAGTTGATGTGTCTTCTACAAGTCTCCAATTTCTATTCTTTATAAATCCACATCGTTTAAGATTCTCTGCTCCTATTCCTTCCCAACTACCCTCACCAGTTCCATATTGATTAGGATCAATTATAGTGTGAGATATACCGGTGTTCTTAGAGCGCTGATGATGTTCAGCAAAAACTAGAGCAGATGATCCATACGCAAATCCAACTTCAAGAGTGTGTTTTGCTTTGGTCTGTCTGAGCACCTTTCTCAGTTCTTAGTGCTCACTTTCACGTGTATGTGATTTTAAAACTCGATACTGATTATCTGGATTAAAAACTACAAAGTGCTTCAGAGTGAGCTCCAGAAACTTCTTAGTATATTCCGGATCCTTCTCCGAGTTCTTATGTTTGGTTAGAAACTCCTTTATCTGCTCTTTCTTTTCAGCAGAAAGCGTATCGTAATATTGTTTGCTCATTATAATTGTAAGATGAGAATTCTTAGATCATATAGTACAGCACATGATCTAGGTATGAAATATACTGATAATCATAATGCTCTTTCAGATACTCTAAAGTATATTTTTGAATTGAAGTATACTTGCTATATGCTTTGTGTGAAGGATCATAAGCCAGATTTATTCAAACTAGAATCAGGATCAGGAGATCCTAAACGAGACAAATTTATCAATAAAACTCTCAAAAAGAAGAAAATTTCATCAAAGACTAAAACATGGCGTGTTATGCAATGTATAGTAAAACCCTTCAAGAAAGTATCTACTTTTGCTACTGAATGGACTAGATTTTTAAATGGAATTCCAAATCTTCCTAACGGTGTTTTTATACTATCGCTATCTGATTCAGTTCTGCTTCCTTCCGACAAGAAAGGTGAATTCTTACCAGTATTCGCTTACTCAGGAAAGAAGGGTTACGTAGATGTTCCTATACCAACATATGACGATATCTTTGATAGCAAAGTTGGACGCTTGGAAACAGACTGGTCATCTAAGAAAGATATTGCTGTGTTCCGAGGATCGTCTACTGGATGTGGTACAACCCCTGAAACTAACATGAGACTCAAATTAGCTATGATGAGATCAGATGATCTTGATGTTGGAATTACACAATATACTGAAAATGTGAAGATAGATCCTAAAATAGGTCTTTCAAAAGTCAAGAAAGATATCAAATTAGTTAACCCTTTAACTTTAGCAGAACAGTCTCACTACAAATACATGATTCACGTGGATGGAAATGTAGCAGCATATCGACTACTAAAAACTATGTTAACAGGATCTCTCATTCTGCGTGTAAAGAGTGATTACTATATGTGGTCTGATTCCTTCCTGAAACCTGGAACACATTATGTAGAAGTTAAGGAAGACTTAAGCGACCTAAAAGAAGTTCTAGAATGGTGTAGAAAGAACGATTCTAAATGCAAAGAAATAGCCCACCATGGAATGACAGAAGTAAAGAAGTTATTAGATTCAGAATTCATAAAGAAGACAGTTGTTAATTTGTTTTCTTCACCTTGACCCAAGGATCGTTCTTCTTGCGAGCCTTGTCAGGATCATACTCATCAGCAGCAAGCATAGCACTGGCAAAAGGTCTATTATCAATCCAGAGTGAATCAGAACACATCTTGAAAGGAGGATGTTCTTTTGCTTTATACCAGAATACTTGGTCCTCTAGACGATTTGATTGGATACCATTACAGACAACCAAACACTCATAGTTCTCTGTGCATTGGTCCATGAATTGGCAAAACATTTGGAATGTAGGAAACATACCAGCATAGTTATCGTAGATACGCTTACGATTACCAATAACGTTCTCGCGAAGAATAAAGATAAAATCAATATTCGTTCTCAAGTTGGGGGGAACACCAAGAGGATATTGCATGGTAATCATTGTCATCAAATCAATGTGACGACCGTTCATGAAAACATAACGAGTAGATTCTTCATTCATCCAAGTCTTATCGTACAAACAATCATCCAAAATTAGAAACGCACGAGGATCTACATTTGAATTACCGCCTCCTCTCATCTCGTGATTTCTTGCCTGTTTAACAGCCATTTGACGCTTAATAGAGCCCATAACAATGTTAGGATTATACTTATCATGGATCAACTTAGAAGGAACTAAATCCTGAAAGAATGGAGAAGCAACTTCTGAACCAGAAATTACAGTCCCAATTGGAAATGCATCACGACAATTAGCAAGAATATCTTTTACTAAGAAAGACTTACCAGTATCACGCTTTCCAATAAGAACGATCATTGGCGCTTTTCTGGAATCTAATGAACATCGATCACGGATCATATCCATGTTGAACTTTTTGATGTTAAAGTTCATTTTAGTATTATTATTGCGTGAACTTTTTAATTATGGTTTAACACACTTCTATAATGGTAAAACGTAGTGAATTGAAAAGTTCACAGATACCGATGATGATTCATAAATACGATATGTCTGCTATTCGAGGATCATCTAAAGAGCATTGGAAAGTACAAAATATTCAACCATTTTTTCCCGCTTTAGAAAAACTCTTTAAAACTGAACAACTTGATAATCCAAGTTTATATGGTATCCAGTTTCCAGAAGAAGCAATGACTATTCTATCTCCAGATAAGATACGAACAACTCGTGGTAATGAAATAGATATTCACAGGAAAACTACTATGCTATTATCTCCTTATAAGTGGATGCGTGGAACATATGGCAATGCTTTAGGTCTTCCTACAACAGAAGAATGTTCAAAGAATGTAACATCTAAACTTCAAAATTCTAATAATGCTGCATATGTTGGTGCCATAATATCTGCAACTCTTTCTAATTCAGGATGTATTCATTTTCCTAAAGTTTATGGACTATATACTGGTATAGCAGAAGAACATACTGTTGATATTTCTGATGATTATGGAGAGATATCTGAACGTCCATGGTTCTCCCAGAATATTGGAAAACTTTTTGATATAAAACTTTCAGATGAGATTCGTGAGTACAGTGAATTTAAACATACTCGTGGTGCTCGCAAAAGTCTAGAAATTGGTGATAATGTTAGCTTAGGAGATATTGAAGAACTAGAAGCTCCTGAAATACCAGATGTTACCATTGGAAGTTTACAACCTATTATGCAGAGCGAAGATTCTGATAACGATTGCGTATCCGAAAGCTCTTCTGTATCAACCGAAAATATGTTTGATATAGCATCATGTGATTGTGGAAGTGATAGCGATGATGAAAGTATATTAGAAGACGATGAAAGTTGTGAACCTTTTGCTTGGGCAACTTTTAAGAATGTACCGGTTCAAATTACTCTGATGGAGAAGTGTACTGGAACTTTATATGAACTCATGATGATGAATCCTGAATCAGAAAAACATAATGCATGGATGTCGCAGGTAGTGTTTGCGCTTGCGTATGCTCAGCGTAATTTTGGTTTCACACATAATGACCTTCATGCAAATAATGTCATGTATGTGCCATGTGATAAAGAGTTTCTCTATTATAACTGTGAAGGTCAACTATATAAGATTCCAACATATGGTTATCTAATTAAGATTATAGATTTTGAAAGAGGAGTCGCAAGCATAAAACTAAATGGAATGAAAGAATCCAAATTATTCATGAGTGATCATTACATACTAGATGAGGAAGCAGGAGGAATGTTTAATTATGGACCTTATTATAATTCTAAATATCCAGAAATAAAACCAAATCCATCATGTGATCTAGTTCGTCTTGCTACATCATTATATTGGGATCTATTTGATGAAGAGTCGGTGTCTCTTCTTTGTGGAGCTATGAAACGTTGGATGACTACAGAAACAGGAAGTGTATTACTCGGGAAGAACGATCCCAAACATGAGAGATATCATGGCTTTGAACTTTACAAGGCGATTATTCGTTACTGTAAAGATACGGCAGTTCCTAGAAAGGAGATAGCTCTTCTAAAAGATCTTTATGGAATTGAAAGTGGAGGAGAGAATGTATTGTTGATTGAATAACATAGAAGTATTCTTCTGATTTATCAGAAAGTAGGCTTACCTACAAACATCTCTTGAGTAACCTCGGGGACAACATCTTTTACGGTTTCAACTATAGTCGGAATATCTGCTGTAGTTGCGAATACTACACCAGATGTTAGAAGTCCTCCAACTGTTGAAATCTTTCCAGCAGTATCCCATGCAATAGCTTCGCCTTTAGATCTGCGATCCAGCACATAAAGAATAAAGCAAACCAATGCAACTGCAACTCCAGATACAATGATCATCATTTGTTGTTAAAATTCGTATCCGTTTATAGATTTAGAACGAGCGTCTCAGAAACCTTTTGTTCTAGTTCTTTCATGGGATCCACTTCTTCCTCTTCTTCACCATCAATCTTTAGTTCTGCATCTTCTTCAGATATATTGAGTTGAGGAGGACGCTCTTCCTCTTCTTCTTCAGATTCGGATTCCTCTTCCTCTTCATCATCGCCAAATGTGACATTCTTCTTTTCTTCAGGGACCTCTTCCTGCTTTTTGGGAGCAGGTTCAGGAGAACTCATAGCAAAATACTTCTTTGCTATACTTTCCCATGGCAGGAAACTACGAATGACAACTTCGATACACTGATTAATGTTGTTCTCGATTTCCTGTCTTGCACGAGCTTGTACTTCATCAGATACTCCAGTAGTCTTAAATAGATAAGCAACTTGCCATAGCTTTCTCGCGCTCTGGACGTAGACTTCATGAATGAACTTGGCAAGAGTAGGTCTCTCGAAATCAATTTCTACTTCAGGACTTCCATCTGTATGATGTAGACTAGCAAATGACTTCATATATGAGATGAATACACCCATGATGAGATCATCTAGATAAGAACACTTTGATACTTTCTGAATACGATCTACTTCAGTTGATAGAGTAACGTCTGACCAATCGGGGATCTTGGTGAGCATATTTTGGAATGTACGAATTACCTGATCAGGAGTTCTATTACGAGTACAGAGATCAATAGCAGATGCCTGAATGCTCCAGAATCCATCCGAAATTGGAGATACAATCAGACTTCCAAGATAGTCTCGTAGGCGAGCTTTTGCAAAGTCAGTTTCACTCATTTGTTAAAGTATTCGTATCAAAAACGGATTCTTTAACGCTTTCTGAAATGAAATAGTGAATTATAAAATGTTAATGAATTTCAAGGATCTAGAAAGTGTTCAATGGGCGGATTACTTCCTGCCGGAAGTGCCCAAACAATCTGTGTTTGTACAGGAGGACATGTTTGATGATGAAGGCTGGCAGCAAGCTGGTGTAAAGCCTAAAAAGGTAGAGAAAACTGGACCACCTAGATGGTGTCGTGATGGAAACGCATGCCAGTGGTTGAACTGTAAGTTTCGCCATGAGCGGTGTAGTCATTACGATACCTGGCTAAAGCGAGGAAAGAAGGGTCTCAACTGTAGGTGTTATTCTACAGATCCTGATGGCAATAAATCTCAGAAAGACGGAGGATGCATGTATGATCATCGTGATCATCGAAAGCTTAAGATGTTTGTAGAGACAGTACCTGCTAGTACTGAACAAGAAATGTGGGATAACTTCTTTGAGAAGGGTCTCGAGATCTATATTTCTGATATTCTGGATCCGCGTGACATGGCTTATCTAGATCGCTG